TTTGACTGGCACAATACCAAAAGAAAAATTTGAAAGTCAATCGATCTTTGTTAGTATTGGACCAGTAATAGGAAAATTAAGCGCAAGTGATTTACAAGACAAGGGTGTTTTGGCACAATGCCACGTTAATATTGTTCAACTACAGGATCATAGTGAATTTTCAAATTATCAAAGTGAACTAAAACATCTATTGGAAAATAAGGATCGTTTAGACACAATTGCCAAATTGACCTCTCAGATTGTAAAAACAGGAAATACGTTGATTCTGGTGGATAGAGTAGCTGCTGGTAAAGAGTTGATTGACCGTATTCCAAACAGTGTTTTCGTAAGTGGAGACACCAAATTAACAGAACGTAAAGAAGAATATGATGAGGTAGCTACCAGTTCTGATAAAGTTATTGTAGCCACGTATGGGGTGGCAGCAGTGGGAATTAATCTTCCTAGAATTTTTAATTTGGTTCTAATAGAACCAGGTAAAAGTTTTGTTAGAGTAATACAGAGCATTGGCCGCGGCATACGTAAAGCCGAGGACAAAGACTTTGTGCAAATATGGGATTTTACCAGTAGTTGCAGATTTTCCAAACGTCACCTGACAAAACGCAAAGAATACTACCGTGAAGCAAAATATGATTATACGGTTGAAAAATTAGAATATAAAGTGAAATAATATAAACATGAAAATATTGACATTAGACAATAGCGAGTATAATTTAGAAAATTTGCCAGAAGAAATAGAGGATTTACGGTTTGCCATTCTAGACAATTCTAATCCACATTCGGTTGATTATCATTATATACCACTGATTTTTTTGGAAAGTTTTAACAGTCCTGCCTTGGTCCTAAGGGTAGGAGACACTGTTATTAAAATGCCAATGGATTGGCAAATACTCATAGGAGAACCAGACTTTGGTGATTTAGAAACTATACCATTGACCAGCATAAATGATCGAGGATTTAAGGCATTCGAGTTTAATCCGTTGTCTAGTTTTAGACCCAGTTTTCTTGACTTGGAAATATTGGACATTTATAATGATGTAACGTGGTATGCTCCTCGACTACGCAATGGGCAATTTTTATGTGTGCCAATTGATGACGGGAAAAAGCCACGCTGCATTTACTTTGTAAAAGAAGTAAGTAGAAATTCCGAAATTGTGGATTACTCACAGGCATTCTGAAAAATTTATACCGATGTCAAATAAAAAAGTATCAGCGGATGAAAAATTTGAACGTCAAGACTTTGACTTGTTCGCTGCTATCGAAGCGATTGATAGAAAAGACTATGATTGGTTTGACCGATTGTCCGAAGAACAACAACGCAAGTTTGTGCCTTATATGATGACGCACTGGATAAGCGCAGTCAAGGCCAATGGCGTTTTGGCAAATTACTATTTGCTGAGTACCGATGCAAATGCGAATAAACACTTATTCAATGAAAGTGTACAAAATCATCCAAGATTGCAATGGTTGATGTTATGTGCTGCAAGCCCTGGCGTAGGAAAACAATTTCATCAGTGGATTCCACATCTTAGTGCTAAAATTGGACAATTACGCGAGTCTGCAAAATACAAAGAAGTGCATGAATACTTCCAGAAAATTTATAAAAACACAGACAGTGAATCTCTAAAAACATTTGCTACCGAGTTCACAAAACAGCAAAATCATAAACACCGTATTGCTAAATTGTATCCAGCTCTTAAGCTTTCAGATATTGATGTATTGGCTTCCAGGATAACTTCCGAAGATTTGGACGAATATGATAGAAACAGTGGCAGCTAATTCAATTGATAGTAGTTGCGAACACTGCGGCAGAGTTTTTGCCAGACCAAATACATTGTTCAAACATATATGTGAACAAAAAAGGCGCTGGATAGATCGAGATCGCCCATCAAATCGCATAGGATATATGTCATGGAAATATTATTTCCAAACATATCACCCTAGTAAAAAAACTATCGAATATAGTGACTTTGCCAAAAGTAGTTATTACAGTGCCTTTGTAAAATTTGGCAGTTATTGCTCAGATATTGCAGTTATAAATGTACAGGCGTATCTACATTATTTGTTAAAGAATTGTGTGCCAATAGATAGCTGGACGAGTGATCGTAGTTATACGGGATACATAATTGACTATCTAAAATACGAGGACTGGTATGATGCGGTGAAAAGAACAGTGGATAATTTACTGGATATCGCTCAGCAAGAAAACTTGCGTATTTCGGATGTGTTCTTGTATTGTAGTGCTAATAGATTATGTCATATGATTGTTTCTGGCAAGATAAGTCCGTGGGTATTGTACCAAAGTGCCACTGGCAAGGACTTTTTGGCCAAACTTGATACTACACAAACCAATCTTATTTTTGAATATATAAATCCAGAAAGATGGAATATTAAGTTCAAGCGTGAAGAGGAATCGGTCAGGAACGTTCAAGCAATCATGAACAGCATCCCATTATGAAATTTACATCTGATATTGATTTAGACCTAGCAGATCGCGAACATCTATTAAGACACCTGAGTGTTGTGCCAGCGTCTATACGCAAGGACGGTACTGTAAAGAAGCACAACACCGGAGTGTATCCAATGAATATACCATACGATCCGGTTCACGATGTATGCGCTCTTGATTATCGTGAATCAGAGACCAGGGGCTATACCAAACTGGATTTACTAAATGTCTGGGTATACAAGCATGTACAGAATGAAGTTCATCTAATTGAATTGATGCGCGAACCAGATTGGAAATTACTTCACGACCGCGATTACTTTAGAAAATTGATACACATAGGTAATCATTATGATCGAATGCTATCGATGCCTGAATCTATTGATACTGTTCCCCGACTTGCAATGTTTTTAAGTATTATACGCCCAGCTAAAAAGCATCTTATAGGATTGCCCTGGAGCGAAGTAGCAAAGACTGTATGGGATATTTCAGATGACGGTTATAGCTTTAAGAAAGCTCACGGCATTGCTTATGCAAATCTGGTTGTGGTAAATATGAATTTACTGGCCGATAATCCTACGGCATTCTCTTTACAAGAGTAATGCTTCTACGTTTGATTCTTTTTTTGGCTATATCGTTTAAGCTAGTAACAGGGCCGTGTAGTATATCAAGACCCTTGCTTATGAATGTTTTGAGGTAAGGTTTAAATGGCGACCATTCGTCTTTGAGAAATAAGTTTATTGGTATCATTCTGTTGCTTTCCCACCACCACTGATCTCCTAGATCCAGAAACAATTGTTTCAGATCCTGGTTCACTATCATTCCATAGTCGTAGAATGTAGTAACTACTTCATCCCTGTTTTGTATAACACCAACGTATTCTTGACCCGAGTAACTGCATATAGTTATAAACGGGTGATTTGACGACAGCTTATCAAAAAAGTCAATAGACATAAATACTACATTAAAGGAAAAAAGATTGTGCCAGCACAAACAGTAATGTATTTATACAATCAAAAACAGTGGGTAGTTTTATTGGAATCTGCTGCTGCCTCAACTAGGAGATACGAAAAAGTGTACGCAAAAGAATTAACAATAAATCGTGGTGTGGATAACCTAATACAGTTTGCTTTTATAAACCAGGAACAAAAGCCAATAAACATCACAGGAAAACAGATAACATGTAGAATTATTAATGCTGCCGGAAACAAAATTCTGCTACAAAAAACTTTAGTTCCAGTTTTGCCAATAACTGGAATTACCAGTTTACAGTTGACCGTGGCTGACATAGAAAATATAGAGCCACAGCAAGGTTTCTACAGTCTTGAAATACCAGTCGGTAATTTTGATTATCCAGTTTTTGTTGACGCTGATGGAGGAGCACGTGGAGTAATGAGAATCGTTAATAGTGTTCTGCCTAGTTTTGTGCCAGCAAAAGACATAACAATACCAACACATCCACGACCACGTGGAGGACTGAGTAGAACTTACTACAGTAGTATAATTAATACAAACGAAAGTCCAATATTAACAACACAGCGTTGGTTGGAAGATTTTACTGGCACCTTGCAGTTCCAAGGCAGTACAGTGATGGACTTTTCTACTTTCTACAGTCTATCCCCAGAATACAATTACAATGACTATACTGGAACAGAAGGGTATACTATTAATGGCTATCATCCTTACGTCAGATTGAAAATAATAAATAATGGAACACCACCTGCCGCAAGTAATGGCGATTTGAATGGTGACATAGTAAAATTATTGGCTAGATAAACATTGATTTTCTGTTGTGGATAGTCTATACTAACATAATATGTTAGATATTCTTGCCATTATTCCAAGTAAAAAACGCAAGACCAGTAGTGGATGGTGGTCTTTCAACGCGGTGTGCTGCCATAATCGCGGACACAGTGCCGACCGGCGCGCCAGAGGCGGTATCATTGTACTAGACGATGGTTCATGGAGATATCATTGCTTCAACTGTCAGTTTAAATGTGGATTTCAATTGGGAAAACACTTTAGTTCCAATCTAAAGATGTTGCTTGATTGGTGTGGTCTT